TTTTCAACCATCCTTATTTGCCTTTCAAGTAGGTAAATAATATTTTGTTTTTCTTTCTTACTTAAACTAATTTTTGCCATCGCTTAAAATATTTAATTATTTGTTTTGTTATTAATTGAAACTTTTATGCTTTAAAGTCGCACCAGACATACAACAATGTATATAAGCCATAGAAAAAACGGCTCATATACTAAACGTTATCTATCTTCTAACTTGTCTTTGTAGTGTTGTATTATCCTGTCCATTTCACTGGCGTAGAACTCTTTAAAGTCCTTTCCTTCCTGCTGACAGTAGACATACAAAACAGATCGAAGCCTTTGGGATTTAGTCTTGCCCTCCACAGCTATTTCTACCTTATCTATCTCATCAGTTTCCTGCTTGGTGAGCGTACCTTTCTCTGAGTAATATAATATGCCGCTACTATTAACTAGCTTGTCTACCTCCATAAAGTCCTCTGTGGACTCTTCTAAGCTCGTTACAAATGATATGCTTATACTCTTATCAGACTTTCTATTAGCTCGCTGTAGTGTTACCTGTCTTATTACCCCCATTACTTTAGTTGGCTCTTCTTTATATTGTTAAACATATCTATAGCTGCTTGGTACTTCTTTGCTACCTTGTAGGCGTTTGCGAGTTGTTTTTTTAGTGGTTTTAAATCAGTGTTTTTACTGTACATCTCGTTATATAAAATCTCACCTTGCAAGTAGTCTAGTATTTCGTTTATTTCTTTCATATTTTTTTTCGTTACTTCAAAGATACGCTAGTTATCTAGTGGAATGATTCTAAATAGCGGCTAGTCTACATTACAAAAACAACTAAATGAAGGGTCGTCATCAAATATCCCTTTTTGTGCTTGTGATTTAGCTTTCAAATCCTTATAACTTATTTCTTTTTTAAATGTGTTTTCTTTTTCGTGGTTAATCCACCAGTCTAATAGCTCTGGTTTCTCCTTTGCAATAATAGCAAGTTTGCCTTTGCCTTTTAAAAAGCATCCATCGCAATTACCATAAGGCTCATTTACCATTAAATCAAAATCTTGTTTTCCCCACCACTCTAATACCTCTGGCTTAGTTGTTTTCCATTTAACTAATGGATGTTCTACACTCATATAATTAGGTAGATTAGATGTCTTACTCCATCTCCTAGGCTCATCATATCTTATTCCTACATAATGATCCCACTCTTTTACTCCTATACTTTTAGCCCACCGCTTTAGTGTATTAATTTTCATTTGAGAAGTACAGAAACGCATCATTGTATTAGGAAGAACACCTTTGTTTTGAGCTATCAATTCATCAAATGGTCTACCATTTCTGGATGCAGTATCATAGTCCACTACTTCAAAATTATTCCCGTATCTAAACTCTAGCCAAACTATATTAAGATTCCATCTTTTGTCACACTCATTTATAAAGTCTAAAGTCTCAGGCATTTCTTTGCCAGTGTTTTGGAAAGCTACTATGTAATCATCTAATCCCTCGTCTATTAATCTCTTTGTCATATACGCAGAAGTACGCCCTCCGCTAAAATTTATTATATTCATATTCAAATTTAGTTTGTTTTATCTAGTGGAATGATTCTAAATAGTGGCTAGGTTACTTGTGATCTTATTAACTACCTCATCTATCATAATACATTTATAACTTTCTAAAGTCTAAACCGTTTAACTCTATAAATTCCATCATACCTTCCATTCTACTAAAGACTCTAGCTCCATACTTCTCCTTTAATTCGTCCCTGCTTAGGTTAGTAGTTATAAATAGGCTGCTATCCCTGCATCTAATATACCACAACTCTAGGAACTTACTAAGTACAGGATCTTCTCCTTTAGCCATATACTTAGCACGTTGTTCTGCTCCGAAATCGTCAATGTAAAGATTGTTCTCAAAGAATTTATCGAAGTTATTATCGCTATTATAATAGTCCACCATTTCTATAGCAGAAGTAAGATGACAAATCTTGCCACTCTTTAAGTAGTCATAAGGATAAAATCTGGTAGTCGAGAATGCTTTCATAATCTCAGTCTTACCTGCTCCATAGTTACCAATTAAGCAAATGCCTTTCTTTTGTCCTCTACTGAAATACTCAAATAAATAGTTCATTAGTTCCTTTTGGTTGACAGTAGGCACGAACTTATTATCGTTAGCTCTGGCATTTAGCTTGTACCATATGTTTTTGACTACTTCCTCACGTGTTGGCGTATGTATCGTAGGAGTGTTTACCTTCTCTATGTAGGCTTTGTATTCATCACTCATAGGCTGCTTCTCTCTAGGTAAATCACCACCGTTTTTTAATCGCTGTTGAAATTTAGCAAAGGATGTTTGCATTGCTTTGTCTATATCATTCATAATTTTTTACCAAATACTCTTACTTTACTATTATCTACCGGTGCATCATTAAGCTCTGCTGCTATCATATGCCTACCGCTACTAGACGTTTGTTTGTTTAAGTCCATCTTATCTACCGAATGCCCAAAGTGTCGTTTAACATCGTTGTATGAGAGTTTATCTTTGCTCCCTTCGTAGTTATTAAGCCAAAAGTTTTCAGCTTCTTTTTTAATTCTATGTATATCTGATTTTAAAATACGTGCTTTTTGTTCGAAGAACATTTCACTTTGATTAAGAAATTCAAGTTTTACTAATTCGTTATTACTTTTTACTTTCTCTTTTACTTTCTCTTCTTCTTCTACTTCCCCTTTCTCTTCCCCTTGTAGGGTAGGGGTTAAATTAGTTTTATTTACCCCATCGGTAGGGGTAGTTTGACCCCCATCGGTAGGAGTTACATCATCTTTGTAATAGGGTCTGCCATCTAATCTTACTTTAATTTTATCTTCATAGCCTTTTACTTGTGAATCTATAGAGTTGGTCTGTGATATGTATGCAAACTTTGCCATACCAGTTAGCTCTGTCGGCTTAATCCCTAAAAACTGTCTATCTAATAGGGCATCTAAAAAATCTACCTTCTCTTTGTCTGTGGTCAATTCATTATAGACATCGTAATAACTTCTAAAAAAATTGAATCCTTTGCGTTTAGTTAGTTTCATAATTACTGCTTAGCTAAATTTATAGACTTTCTTAATTCTTTAGCAAACTGTATAGATGTAGGAACGTCTAAAATAATATGTAAACTAGATCCATTCTCATCCTCAATTACTACCGATATGTTTCCGTCTGTTCTTGCATACGCCTCTATACAATCATTGCTAAACTCTGTGCCATCTGCACCGTAAAATGTTTTCTTTACTTTCATTTTTAATAGTGGTTTTAGGATAACCAATAACCTTAAATTTATTACACAAAAAAACCCTTTGGCTTGTTGATTGCAGCAACTCACCAAAAGGTCTTATATTTTTGTTATCTAATGTCCTGCAATGACAATAACTTACTGCGAATATACGCTTTTAATTGATAGCAGGCAATTCTTTTTTACTGTCAAACTTTATGTAGGTGATTTCTGGATTGCCATTAATATACAAATTCCACGCCTTTATTATTAAGCCATTTACATACTTACCATTTAGAGGAGTTTTGTCAATCTTAGACTTTGTAACTAATCTATTGACGTACGCAGCTCCAGTAGATTCCTGCACATTTAGACCGCTAATCTCCCTTAGAAAGTCATTAACAAATGGTCTGTCTAAATCTCCTTTGCAAAGCATATTATAAAACCCACCTATTAATGATCCAGAGAAAGGTTTGTTAATACTTTTATGAGATATTTTTAAAGACCTAGATACTAATGTGCTTAAATACGCTTTGTTTTCTAATGCATAATTTAAACCTTCCGTGTTTGATACTCTCTTAGAAACACTTCTTACACCATTAACATCTGACGCCATAGTTTGCTGCCCATTTATTTGAGCTAGTATTATCTTGACAACAGACGCAGACGCATTAGCGTTGTTAATATGATTTAGACTAAAGATGTCACCCATAGTTCTGTTCTTACCAGTGTCTATAGTATCCATTACATCAGGACTAACATCATAAACAAATGGTATATTAAAACAAAACCCAGTCTTAATACAAGCGTGAAGTCTGTGCTGCCCATTCTTTACTTGGCTATTCCAATCTACTATTAAAGGCTCGCCATTTTCTTTCCATAATCCTAGTCTCATTAGCCTAGCATAATCTGTGATTTTGTTTTTGTCTAGTATTCTGTTAGAATCATTTCGACTTAATAAATCTTGTGCCACTGTAGGCGTAAGATAAATAATTTTACATTTCATTTCTTTTTTCATTGTTGTTTTAATTAATTTGTTTTCGTTATTAAATTCTTGTGTGTATGGTGCCTCTACAAATATATCATAGTGAGCTCCTTTTTTTATTGCCTCTTCTTTGCTTAGTTTATTAAGATTAACTTTTTTCATTACTTCAAATTTATATTGTTTATGTGCTTAGAATGATTACAAATTATAGCTTATCCTCTATTAGTTGGTACTCTCTACCGAATGCCTTATCTGTTTTGATTAGATTATCGATTGCAGTAATGGCGTGAATAATCGTGCTGTGATCCCTGCCCCCCATAAACCAGCCTATATCTTTAAGACTCATTAGCGTGTACTTCTTTATGAAGTGACATATCACGTGCCTTGGTAGCACAAAGTTCCTCTTGCGGCTTGCACTGGCTATCTGGTACTTAGTTACATTGAAGTGTCTGCATACTATATCTAGGATATAGTCCTCACTCTTTAATCCGTAGTGTCCGTCTACCAATCCTGCAAATACATACGGGTTTATCTTTGGTCTTTTGCTTGTGTCTATCATAATTCTATACTGTCTAAAAGTTTAAAATACTCTTCTGTTAAATTGTCAATTCCTTCTCCTACCTCATCGCTGTGTTTCTCGAATGAGTTGGTGTGGTCGTTTACCATTCTATTAATGGTTACTAAGGTGTTACTCAGTCGCTGGTCTTTAAATCCTATTTGATCTATCAAGTGCTGTATTCTTCTTATTAGGATGGTCAGCTCTATTACGGGTGTGGCTTTACTCATAGTTTATCCGTTTAAATTTTTATAGCAATGATTTAATTCTTCCTGTAATTCATATGAAACTAAAGAAACTATGTCATCACATAACGAATCCATACTACCCCATCCAACATTATCAGATGCATTTGGTATGCTTTTTTCTATTAAATCCCATAGCTTAATTTTCATATCAGCTTTTTCCTTTTCTTTGATTGTCATAATTAAAATAATTTTGGTTGTATATTCTTTAGTACCCTTTCTATTGATTTATTATAGAAATCTTTTTTAATCTCAAAACCGTATGACTTCCTGCCTATCTGTGCAGCTGCTAATAATGTAGACCCACTGCCTGCACAAGGATCAATTACTACATCTCCTTCGTCAGTAAATAATGATATTAAATGTTCAAGCATTTTCACTGGCTTCTGTGTTGGATGTATCTTTTCAGTTTCATTATCTCTGCCCCAATCTAAGCAATTAAATACCATTTTACCGTTGTTATTAAACTTTGGCAACTTATCTCTATAAAGTAAAATAGCATACTCACAATTCCCTACTACCCTCATATTAGCTTTTAATACCTGAGCCGAAAAGTTTTTTCTAAATACTAAATTTATATGGCCATTTAAACCATATTCTTTAGCCTTATTAATTAATTCAAATTGCTGCTCAAATGCACAAAATACAATCATACAGGGAGCTTTACCTTTCTCTTTAGGTTCTTTAACTAACATCTTAGAACAGAAATGCAAAAACTCTGAAATTCTAAAGTCTTTATCGGTATCAAAAAACTCTTTGCCTGCAAGTTTGCTTTCTCCATTCTTGCTGTCTCCCCCTTCATACCAACTAGGATTAGAACCGTATGCATTAACTCCTATATTGTAAGGAATGTCTGCTATAATAAGTTGGGCTTTTGGTATGCTATACCTTTTTGAGTTTTGGAAATGGTCGTTAAACAGTTTCGGCTTATGTATTCTTTTTTCGTTATTCATAATTTAAAATATTGTTAATTTTTTAATAACTCGTCTGCTAAATAATTTAGGTCAGCCCACTTTATACAGTGTATTGATTCCCCTTCTTTAATAAATTCATAAGTATCATACTTGTCAAAAATATCAAATAATTCATTTTTTGTAATATTATTCATAATTAAAATATAGTTAGTTGTTTTATGTGGTTATTGTATCTATTTACTCCGTCATTAAAGTAGTCCGTGTCTAGCTCGCATACGTCTAGCGTTAAGTCCATCTTATCTATCTGCTTCACGTTGTGTACTGCGAGAGCGATAGAGAGACTACCTCCGTGCGTGTCTAGTATCTTATCCCCTTCTTTTGCGTAGTTAATTAAAAGCCACTCGTAGAGCTTAACTGGCTTTTCTGTAGGATGGATTCTTACTTGCTTGTTTTTCATATCTTGCTGCAGCATACCATTCCATCTGAATTTATAGTTTCTTACAGCAGTTTTAAAACTTGCATAAGCTAATTCACTATCTGCAAAGTCGCTTTCTCCGTTGTCTTTATCCCATACAATCCAGCAGCTACTATTTGCGGCAGGTATGTTCTCTATAAAATGGTTTGCACCAAATATAATTTGATTTTTAGAGACTCTTTTTAACTCAATAAAGTATTGTTTATTTGGGCATTTATCGTCCCAACTTTTGTTACCATAGTCTTTAGAAAAAGTAACTTTTTTAGATTTTTTATTACCTATTCCAAAACCTTTATTCCTACTTGCATTTTTACCTGCAGCCTCTCCTATACCATAAGGCGGGTCTACAATAGCCAAATCAAAGTGGTTATCTGGATACCTAGCCATCATAGCCATATTATCTTCGTTGGTTATGTTTATCACTTCTTTTTAAATATGTGAGTGTTAATATGATTTTGCAAATCTTGCGATAATTTTTTGAACTCAGATCTATTATCTTCTACTACCCCATCTTTAGCATAAGGCTTATACCCTAGCAATTCTTTCACCCTATCCTGCTCCGCCTTGTTTACCCTGCTCTGGTATTTCTTCCCTCGTAGCTCTGGTTTAGTCTGCTGTAGACGGCACGATGCTCTTACTATACTTGCTGCATTGGTGAAGTTGTTGGCTACTATAAATGCCTCTTCGCTTGTCATTCCCTCTCGTACAAGCATTTGAGCTATTAAATGAGTTCTATTATCTCTTAGGTCTGGATTCTCTGCGAGTAGTTTTTTTACTTTATCTATTGTTTTCATTTGCTATTATTTCAAATATGATGTTTCTACTTGTTAAGTTCTCTTCTCTCTTTGCTAATGTTTCCCTTGTGATGGGCAGATTGCATAAGTCATTTTGTCTTTCCGCAAGTGCCTGTATTATATCGTCTAAAATTTTCTTCATAATTATATTGATTGACGTTCGTCCTCTAATTGATCTAATTCTCTACCCTCTTGTATGTAGTCACACATTAAAGTATTCCACTCTATAGGCTTTGCATAGTCTCCTATCTGGTCATCTCTGTGCGTTAGCCATATATCGAATAGCTCTTCTGTGTCCATACCTATTAGCTCCTCTTTAAATAGCTTGTAGCCTGTTTTGATTCTTAGGTAACCGAAGTCCCCTTCTTTCGCTGCGAGTTGTACGTTAATGTTGTACTCGTCTGTCATAAATTGTTCTGTGCTTATTATCATAATTATTTCTTTAGATTTATTAATAAAGTTTCTGTTCTCCCACAAACTTTGTAGTGAATAACTGTTTTTTCAAAAACACTATTATGTTTTACTAAGTCATAAAAACCTAAATTGATTGCTTTTAAATACTGTGCTGGTGTTAGTTTTAATTCTTTCATTTCTTATTTCGTTGTCACAAATGTAATGCGGTTATCCACATTTAGCACTACTTTTATAGCTTAGAATGATTACAAATAACAAAGCCACCGAATTACCAGTGGCTTCTACGAAAAAAGTTAATCGCAAGACTAGATCGTCTTGCTGAAATGAAGTGCAAATATAATCGTATTTACTTACCCCACTATTTAGAATCATTCCACGTGTTATTAATGTGTACATTTGAAGTAAGAAAAAAGATAATGAATAAAATAAACATAGCAC